ATGGTGAGTCAATCGGCGTTGACTTCGATACGGGTATAGTACCAGCTATCGAACGGGTGTCAACCCATTCATGCAATAAAATAAAAAAACTTTTCGAGTTGAGTTGTATATAGAGGATAGGGGGAAGAACACTCCACGATGATAGTTCGGCTCCTGTTAGGGCTTGAGGTATCCCCTACCCTAACACCTCCCTAACCTAACAGGCACCTAACAACGGACACGACTTGACTAGCGCGGTGGGTTCTGCTAGTCGCGGCGACACGACACGGCCACGGCGACGCGTTGCGATGAGTTGCGCACAGGCACATGCCCGAAATTTGAACCATGCCCCCCCGGCGCGTGATTTTTGTTATATATACCTCTACCAATCGCGTGGCATTTTGGAGTTTGTGGTAAAATGGGCAGGCTTGACAAGGCTATACAACATTGCAAGGGCCAGGTGCCTGATCGTGGCAAGCGTATAAAGCGCACAGGGCTGGGCAGGGTGGACTTGAAGTTCTGGGAGGTCGCACGGCCTTCTTGGGACGAACGGCCTTACACGACCAAACCGGAGCATTACGCTGTGACCAACAACATCAAGAATTACTCAGCGGCAGAGTTGATGGTGGCATTGCGTGGCGCGGCTGTGGTGGTCAGAGAGATTGCTGACGATATCAATGTTGAAGGCGACAACGAGACTGACCTTAAGTACATCTCTGGCAGAATAGATTTGNTGGTTGTCAGTCTTGAAGAGAAGATCCGCACGGTGAACGGCAAATATGACGAGACCTCCTGATCACGAATACCGGCGTAGGTTGGCAAAAGCGGACATGCGTCGTGAGCTGGTATCTGCTGGGAAGTGGAAAGAGTTTGTTGATCTCCGTGAGCAGATGAAGGCCAAGGGGATTGAGCCTGATGTGGCGTGGCAGGGTGCCTATGACTCGATCATGGACAACCCCATAGAAGCACCTGATGCTTCACCTGATCCTCCCAGGCCAGTCAAGAAGGTTGCGTCTACGTCCAGGCCGTCTAGGACCAAGAATGAGATGGATGTCGCAAGCACCATCTTCCATGAGAAGACTTGCAGTACACCTCGCACTGTTGAGTGGGTCGCTGCAAACATCAGGGTCAGTGACGCGGCAGCAGCAGACGCTCCAAGCAGTGAAGCCTGGTCTATGTTGTGTTGGGTCAAAAGCAGCCCACAAGCAGAGGCGCAGTTCTGGGGTCAAATCTACACCAAACTTCTACCCACCCGCCAGCAACTCGATCAAGACAATAGAATGGAAGACGACGGACGACAAGTTCTTACCCTGATCGATCGGATCAGAATGCTCAAAGGGGATGGTCAAACTAATGTGGATGCAGATTGATAATATCGGACATTTGTCCGCCCCAGCGGAGCAGCCATTTTCGAGTGGAGTCAGAGGTCAGGGCGCATTGGAATATGTCTCTAGGGTTTCTAGGGAAATATGCGAAGACCTCGATGTTACCTACGAAGAGTTCACCAGCGGCAGGCGTGGTAATAATGCCATGAAGGCAAGACACAGGTGTTGTATTATTGCCCTTGAAGTTCTTAGGCCAGAGTTTGGAATTCTAGAAATTGCCAAGTTCATGGGAATAAGACACACAACGATGCTCAGTTGTAAAGAGGCTTGGAGACGATACGAAGGTGCAGAATGAGTTCTACGATCTAGTCCCCAAAGACCCCAAGGCCAACCTTGCATTTCGCAAAGAGTTGATCCAGATGGGCAGCACGGACAAGAAGGCCGCAGAAGAACTCTACATCATGTGTAGCAGGGACATCCTGTTCTACATCAACGCATTCTGCTGGACCTACGACCCCCGTGTAGGAGACGGCACACTCCCCTTTCTAACCTACGACTTCCAGAACACGGCACTCTTGGAGATGGAAGATGCCATCGGCCACAGGGATATTGTCATCAAGAAGAGCCGTGACATGGGTGCATCGTGGATGCTCCTTACGGTCTTTGAGTGGCGATGGCATTTCAGGAACAGTCAATCGTTTCTTTTGGTCAGCCGAAACGAGGATTATGTCGATAAACCAGGCAACCCCAAAAGCCTGTTTTGGAAGATTGACTTCATCCACAAGTACCTACCTGGTTGGATGAAGCCGCGCATTACCAGAACCAAACTGAGATTGACGAACGAAGACAATGGCAGCACTATTGACGGCGAATCTACAACTGGTGATGTTGCTCGTGGTGACCGCCGTACTGCTATTGGTCTTGATGAGTTTGCTGCTTTCGATGTCGATGCGGGCTATCGAGCATTGGCATCAACGAGAGACGCGACAAAATGCCGAGTCTTCAACTCCACCCCCAGCGGTACAAATAATGCGTTCTTCGACCTTGCGACCAGCGAAACGATGCAAAGGGTCACGCTACACTGGACGCAGCATCCAATCAAGTCCGCAGGTAGCTATAAAGATAGCCAAGGCAAAACGAGAAGCCCTTGGTATGACGAGGAATGCAAGCGTTGCGCAAACCCACAAGAGATTGCCCAAGAACTCGACATCGACTTCGCGGGGTCAGACTACCAATTCTTCGACGTGAGGATGCTGGACAGGTTGATGGAAGAGACGGCCTCACCTCCACTTGCCATTGGCGAGCTATTGCACAATCAAGTGAACGCCTCAATAGAGTCATTCGACCCAGCACCGAAGGGCAAACTACGCCTTTGGGTGAACCCTGACGCTCATGGTAATCTTCCAACTGACCGAAAATACGTCATAGGAGCAGACATTGCTGCCGGTACTGGTAGTAGTAACAGTGTTCTGTCAATCGGTGATTGCAGAACAGGAGAAAAAGTGGGTGAGCTAGTCACCCCACATCTCCGCCCTGATCAGCTTGCTACCTATGCGGTAGCACTTGGACGTTGGTTCTGTGGGCCAGGCAAAGAAGCACTGCTCATTTGGGAAGCCCCAGGGCCAGGGCGAAACTATGGTGATCGCATCTTAGAACTTGGATACAAGAACATCTGGTACAAAAAAGACCAGACCGGGAAGCAAGCTAAAATTCCTGGCTGGTGGCCTACCAAAGATGAGAAACGATCTCTGTACAGTGATTACAGAACCGCTCTTTCGACTAGCCATTTCATCAACAGAAGTATGGATGCGTTGAGAGAGTGCAAGGAAATTGTGTTTGCAGCTACTGGGTGGATCACGCATTCTCGTTCTCTTAGAACGATCGATCCATCTGGAGCGCGAGAAAATCACGGAGACAGGCCAACGGCAGATGCACTGCTTTGGCGAGGAATGCAAAAACCATCCCCGGTGCGATTGCCTAACGTCGGCACCCCGGAAGGATCAATGCTTTGGAGAAGGCAGTTGGTCGAAGACAAAAAGCGCAAAGCATTGGAATGGTAACGCATGTACAAGTATGACAAGAACAAAACATCTAGGCTCCAAAATGCCATCGAGTATTCACGACGGCAACTACTTCCGTACAGAGAAAAACGACTACACGCCATTCGGCAATTTGTCGGTACACATTATACCGATACCGGCGCACAAGAAAGAGTGCCTCTCAACCTGTTGGAAATGGCGGTTTCTATCTACCGTCGCCAAATTGCTGCGCGTCGTCCTAATGTTTTGGTCACGTCAAAAAACCCAGAACACAAACCAGTAGCTGGTCAGTTCGAGTTTGCAATGAACTCACTACTTAAAGACATTGACTTTGAAGAAACAATTCAGAAGTGGGTGTTGGACGCAATGTTTGGCATCGGCATTGTCAAGACTGGGTTGACTGCTAGTGGCATTGATATGAATGGTTACGAACACGATCCTGGTCAACCATTTGTTGACAACGTGGACTTTGACGATTTTGTCTTCGACATGTCAGCAAAGAGATGGGATCAAATTCAGTACTGTGGAAACAGATACTCTTTGCCTCTTGAAGCAATAAAGCAGTCAAAGATGTTTGGGAAAAAGACAGAAGACCTAACTCCCAGCGAGTTTAGGCAAAACAACGAGTTTGGCGAAGAGCGAGTGCAAAGAATTGGCTCAAGTGAAGGCCATTACGGTGATCAATACTATTCACCAGTTGTTGAGCTTTGGGATATATGGCTCCCACTTGAAGGTGTTGTTGTAACCATGCAGGCCGACGACCGGGGGGGAGTGTCACAGACCGAGCCTCTGAGAGTTGTAGAATGGGAAGGACCAGAAGAGGGACCGTACTACACCCTTGGCTTCGGCAGTGTTCCGGGCAACCTCATGCCCCTCCCCCCGGTGTCATTGCTTCTCGATCTGCACGAAATGGCGAACAGAGTGTTTCGTAAACTTGGCCGACAGGCTGATCGACAGAAGACTGTTACGCTTGTTCAGTCCGGGCAGGAAGATGATGGCCGCCGAATCGCAGAGTCTAGTGACGGAGATATGATCCGCACCGACCGACCGGAAGCAACAAGAGAAGCTCGCTATGGCGGAGTCGATCAGCCGACTCTGGCATACATGGTTCAGCTCAAAGACCTGTTCGTCTACATGGGCGGCAACCTTGATGCCCTCGGCGGCCTTGGCAAACTGAGTGAGACAGTCGGTCAGGAGCAGCTCATTGCCAAGTCGGCTTCTGCTAGAATTGCCGACATGCAAGAGTCAGCAACAAAAGCCGTTAAAAAGGTAGTGAATACCTTGGGTAAGTACCTTTGGTATGACCCCGTTGCGTCTCCTACGGTTCTAACTAAGATCCCTGACACAAACTTTGAGGCTTCTGTAGAATTCACCCCAGAAATTCGAGAGGGTGAAATCATTGAGTACGAGATTGACATCGCTCCTTACTCTATGGTTGACCGAAGTCCGTCCGAGAAAGCTAAAACTCTCGGTGAACTGATGCAGGGGTTTATCATTCCACTTGCACCACTGCTACAGCAGCAGGGCATGAAGCCAGATATGAACAAGTTCCTCGAACTTATGGCTAAGTACAGCAACACAGATGAGTTGATGGACATTGTGACTAAGTTTGATGAACAAGAAATGGCAAAGATGCAGCAAATGCAAGAGGTATCTGGTGGTGGGCAGGAGCGTCCGACTCAATCTCCCGTCACTACACGTAAGACAGTGAGAGAAAACATCCCTGGGTCCACTAGGCAGGGTAGAGATGAAGCCATGATGCAGCTTCTTGCTGGTGGCGGACAGCCAGCACAGGCTGGACAAATGGCTGAAGGAATGAGTTAATGCCTACATACTGCTTTGGCAACAAAGAAACGGGTGAAGTCTTGGAGGTTGTGTGGTCTATTAACCAAATGGAGGCTAAAACCAACGGCACAACTTACACAGACGATAATGGGGCGGTTTGGGAGAGAGATTTTGGATCTGAACAGGGGTCTGGCTCTTCTTATTCGCAAAATTGGCCGATGAAGAGCGATGCTTGTGGAGTACACCCCTCTGATGTTGACAAAGCGGGAAGAGCATCTGCTCAAATGGGAGTTCCTACACGCTTCGACAGTAATACTGGACAAGCAATCTTTGAGAACAGGAATCACAGGGCAAAGTACATGAAAGCCCGTGGTTTCCACGACAGAAATGGTGGATATGGTGATGGCTGAAGAAAAGACAGAGGAAGTAAAGAATGATTCACCTTGGGACTTCGACTTTGAAGACCCAGAGATGATTGATGCACCTGTAGAAATGCCTGAAAATGCTGAGTCTGACACGGAAGTAACAGATGAAGGGTTTTCAGATGAACTCGTACAGCGAGCAAAGGACGCAGGGCTGGACGATGAAGACCTCTCGAACATGGGTTCGGCAGAACAGATGGAATTTGTTCTTGGTCTTCTTGAAAACAAGGTGCAACAAACTCAAGAAGAAGATCGAAATACCACCAGTAGCCCTGGTGATGCGGATGATGAAGATCAGCCAAGCAACGACGTTAGTTGGATTGATGATATTGACCCTGATGAAGCTGTTGATACTGACACTGCCCGTGCTATGAAGGCCATGAAATCGAAGATCGATGAATTGACCGGCACACTAGAGTCAATGAACAAGAAGACAGAAGAAGTAAAAACGAATTCCTACTTCACGGATCTAGAGCCTGAGTGGGATGAAGTGTTTGGTTCCAAGACTTCTGCAACAAGCGAGCAAACAACAAATCGTCAATCGGTCCTTGAGGAAGTTGAAACCCTCAAGGATGGGTATCGCTCTCGTAAAAAGCGATTACCTTCAGATAAAGACCTATTCGACCGCGCCGTCAATGGCGTGTTCGGTGAAAAAGCGAAAGACTTTGCACGACAAGAGTTGAATGAGAGACTTCAAAAGCGAGAGTCCCAGTTCCTTTCACGAGCTAGTAATAGCAACGCCACGGGTGACATGCTCAGTGGTCGTCAGCAGGCATTGAAGAATGTCTCTAGCAAGATGAGAGAACTTGGGCTTGATGTTGTTGACAGTCCCTCAGACATCTTCGAGTAATGCAGGAGGATTAAACAATGGCTACCCTACAGGCAGCAGATATTGCTGATCTGATCACGACTACACAGCGTGATCTGGGCCGACTTCGCTGGACTGACCTCTCTTACGACTTGCAGGAATATGTGGCTCTGCCCATGATCCTTCAGCGTGAGAAGGTCTCGTACCAGTCAGGTCAGGCTCTTCAATGGAACGTGATGACCGGAACCAGCGGCGCAACCCGCGACACCGGGCTTTACGAAGTTGACAGTGTCAACGTCTCAGATGTGATGACCACGGCGACTGTTCCGTGGCGGCACATGACGACTAACTACGCCATCGAGCGTCGTGAAATCGCCATGAACCGTAGTCCAGCTCAGATCGTTGACTTGGTTCGCATCCGTCGTCATGACGCGATGGTTGACCTTGCGAAGCATATGGAATCACGCTTCTGGAGCGCACCGACCTCTTCGTCGGACAACCTCCAGATGTTCGGTGTTCCGCATTGGGTTTCGTGGGTCACTTCGACCGGCGCTTTTGTCGGTGGCAACCCCACTGGGTTCTCTGCTGGCGCAGGTGGAATCGACTCTGCTACGACTCCTAACTGGCAGAACTGGTCGGCTACCTACACCAACATCACCAGTGTTGACCTTGTTCGTAAGTGGCGTAAGGCCGCAACCTTCACCAACTTCCGACCCCCTGTTGCGGGTGCTGAATACGGTGGCGGACGTAACAACTACGGTTACTACACCAACTACAATGTGATTGGTCCTCTCGAAGAGGTTCTGGAATCACAGAATGACAACCTCGGTAATGACATTGCCTCCAAGGACGGAAAGCTCCTGTTCCGTCAGACTCCGGTCACTTGGGTTCCTGAGCTTGAAGCTCGGGGCGGCGATCCGATTTACGGCATCAACTGGTCGGTTCTCAAGCCCGGCTTCCTCGCAGGCGAGTACCTTCGTGAAGAAGGCCCGAACGCTGCTGCTAACCAGCACACCGTGTTCACCACTCACCTCGACCTCACAATGAACCTCCTTTGCCACAACCGTCGTGCAAACTTCGTGCTGGCTAAGAGTAACCCGCTCGTCTGAGTGGAGAAAGGTTGATACACAATGACTAATGTTTCATATTCAGGTTCTGGTCTCAGTGTCCACACTGCTACTAAGAATGTTGACCCATTCCACGCTGGGGCGAAGAAGTCAGTCGCACTTGACTTTGCTAGTTCGGGCGACATCAATGCTTTCACAAGTGTTGGCACCTCTAGTTTCGTTGTCAACGCAAATGCTGGAGCAGGTGAAGCAACAATTACTGCTGGCACTTCCAAAGCAAAGCTCATTCACCCCAACATCAGTGGCACTTCGGCTGCAAGCAGATTGACTATTTCTGTGCGCGTCAAGGACGCTGATCCAGCCGAAACTGGACACGCAATGTTTGTTGGCTTTGCTGAAGACGTGACCACCATTGCCAACACGATGTCCGCTGCTGGGGCGCTTCGTGCAGCCGCTGATGACAAGGACATGGTTGGTTTCTACAAGGACATTGCTGGTAATATCGATTACTACGCATCGTCCGGTTCCACTGAAGGCGTGAACGAAGTTGATTCCACCTTCGACATGGCTGCTGGCACTTACGTTGATCTTGCTGTCGAACTCATCGGCAACGATGTAAAGTTCTATCGTGATGGCGCTCTGGTCAAGACTTACAGCGGAATGCATGATCAGGCTGCGACCCTTGTCCCAGTGATCATTCTTTCGGAAGATGAAGTAGTGACCGTTTCTGCGTTTACAGCAGGCGTGTAAAAGACATCTCCCTCTCTTTTCGGCCCTCCTCCCCCTCGTGGGGTGGGGGGTCTTTTTATTTGGGTTTGTATGTGACGTTGGCCTTCATCGGATCTACCGGAGGCGTTAGAGTTTCCATCTCTTCTGGACCAAAGAGAATGTCATCTCTGTGTTCGTCAGATATTTCACACCAGGCAACTGCCATGGCATCAAGAACATCTACGTTTTTTACGTTGTATTCTTCAGCTACCTGAATCACTAAGGCCATTGTGTTTTCACGAATTCTTACGCTGGCCGTTTCTGGTTTGCTTTGACCTTGGTTCAATTCATTCTCTCCGAAGCGAGTTGTGCTTTGACACGCTTAGATGCGCCTTCGTATCGTCTGTCTCTAGCAGGCATGTTCTTGGCCTTCTGAATGTTCTTAGATCGCTTTTCAAGATCCTGCAACGTGTAAGACATCAAGGGGTACGCGGCGTTGTGCTTGCGCGTTTCTTCCATTGCGCCCTTGAAGTTTCCTGATGTAAGCATGGCCGCTGCTTTCGACATCGAGCTATCGTTGACTTCCTTCAGGGCCATGATTCTGTCAAATTCCATTGCCCACACGGTTTCATCAACCGTTCTGAAGCCACCAGCCAATTGCATCCAAGTGCCACGGCCTTTGTCTCTGTCGTATGCACGAACCCTACCCTGGTCATCGTAGTCAGTTCCTTCAAAACCAGACAGGTGTTCTACGTTCTTAGCCAGCCACTTGAACGCAGGACCAGTGTCCTTCATAGCTCGATACGCTCTAGTTGCGTAACCAACGGGCTGGACTGTATCTGCCGTCATCGCGTTATACATGTCCTCAAAGAAGCCAAGTGACGGTCCTGTGAGCTGAGATTTAACTCTATCCGCCGCCGTTTTTCCGTATGGCTCTGCGAACAAAGACAGTGACCCAGAAACGTCTGCACCCATGATTGCAGGCAAACCAAACATCAATGCGTTTGCAGCCTCGTCTCCTAGGTTCTTCTGTAGTGTCTTCCTAGTCTTGTACAGCACGTTGTCTTTTCGTGATGACTCATCACACAGTCCAACAAGCTCACATGCCCCTTGGAGCAAGAAGTATCCTGGCAAAACCGTGAACATCAGCCCCTTGAATCCGCCCACGATGGTGTTAATCAACAACCACTTTCCTGCACCTGTGTAGTTCTTCTGTTTCATTAGATTGATGCCAAAACCAATCATGTTGAATTGGAACCTTCGGTACTGAAGCAAGGAACTAGCAATAGGGCCATTCAGAATTGGTGGCAGGTTTGACCTGGTGTACGCAAACTGGCTGCCGACGTACCCTTCAACTCTTGCATACTCTTGGGCTTCTGCCTTAGAAAGTCCCAGCTTGAGTCCGTGCATGTAGTAGGCCAGAGCTGAGAAGTTCATGTTTCTGACTTCAGATTGGGAGCTAATCTTGTTTCTCAAGATATGCTTGTCCATCATCTGTTGTCCCTTGTTTACAAGGTCGATTGCCTTTGTTCCGAACTTACTCTCTGTGCCGTCCAAGTACATGCCACTTGTAACAGAGATATGCCCGATTTCTTCTAGGATCTTCTTACCTTCCTCTGTGTTGTGCATAGCAGCAGCTTCACGGAAGGTCTTAAGTCCCACGACCGGCAATACAGTTTGCAATGGTTGGGTAGAGTTGACTACCCATTGTTTAGGTGTTTTGAGCTGACGCAAGTAGTTGAAACTACGAAGCGCGGCCAAAGTCCTTCTTGTAGGCATGTCTCCCATCATTCTTCCAACCACAGGCAGGCTAGTAAGAACGCCATCTACTACAACTTCAGATTTGGTAGGTCTATTGAAAAGAGTTCTATCTAGATGCTGTTCAAGATACTCTGCCCAGTAAGGGTCAGTTTTTCTCAACTGTTCAATAACAGGCTGCGCTTGCCTAATCATGAGTCCGCCAAACTTCCACCTATTGAAGTTCCTGCGTTGCATCTGCCAAACTCTTGGGAAGTCCATGCTGAAACCTTCAGCAGCTACATCGCCTCTTTGCATCATCGGCGCATAGAATGGCTTCGCGTTCTGCTTCAGCTTGACCACGCCACGGAGAGCGTCATTGATTTCTCTGCTTTCCATGTCAGAAGCCGACTTGATTTGTTTTCTAAGCTGGTTTCTTTGCCTTTGCGTCATGGTGGCCGACTCACCACTAGCATCAAAGTTGTTTGCTGGTTTAGCTTCGTAATTTGTAAACTCAGCACCTCGCTCTGAGTCCTTGAAGCTCTTCAGCTTTTCATATGCTTCAGCCTGGGTGTCTGCGTCACCAACAATGACATATGTGCCATCTTCTCTGAATGCCTTCAGCTTGTACTTCCCAAAGAAAGCGTGATGGAAGTGGCTGTATTGCCTGCCCCAATCAGACGGAACTCTTTGTGCAACCAGTTCTTCCACTAGCTCTTCTTTGCTAATGTATCGATTTTCACTCGTGAAGATTTTTTTGCCGTCAATGGTGTCTACTTCGAGGTCTTCGTAAAGAGCTGGTCTTCCTTCTTCGCTTGTCAACGCAGCTTTCTTCAGCGAGTCAAACGAGTCTCTAGCCAGAACAGAGCGAACAAAACCGCGCTTCTCTTCAACGATTTCTTGCCTTTGTACCTCAGACTCTTGCCTGAAGTACAAGAGTGCGTCTTGGACTTCTTGTGGGAGGTCTTTGACTTTGGCAGACTTTCCGATTGTATCTGCTGGGTTTTCAAAGTATGTAACTTCTGTATCACCATCCAGCACTGTGTTTTCTTCTTTGAGTGGCACATATTGGTCTACCAACTGGGCAAACTTAAAGCCCTTGTTTCCTTTCCAATCGTCAGGCATTGCGTTGTACGCTTCAGAGTCCGCTGCGGCCTGGCGTTGAGTAAGGATTTCCATATCCATCGCTTTGGCAATAATGTTTCTTACAGCTTCTCTAACTGGGTTGCCGCTCTTTGTAGCCATGACTGCGTAATGCAGAGGTGTAAGAAAAGGAGCAAGCAGCCTAGACACCCTTGGCCCCTTATCAGGGCCATCGTCTAAGAGGATGTCTTCATCCATGTCCTCATCAGCAGGCGGCAGAGCAAGAACTCTCCTACGCATGTCGTTCAACTTGCTCATCATGGAGAGCTGCTCTGGGTCAGCTTCTTCTTCAGATCTAGCCATGTCTGTATCTAGGCTAAACCTACCGCCTTCGTCAGTAACTGAGTTAAACACAGCTTGGGAAGTTGGGTCTAGTGCTTGGTCAATAGACGCACTGTTTGCGAGCAAGCCGTTCTCTTCAATTAGATCAACAAGCCTGTTCTTAGCATCTTCAGATGAAACAGCATCGTCTTCGTACCAAGGCGTGTTTTCTGCCCTATTTGCAACTGCCCTGTCATTGACGTAGCCGTCAACAAAAACCATCTCACTGTTCTTGTCTGCGTGTTGAACCATACGACCAGGCAACATCATGCTTGGAATCTGGCGACTTACTTGCCCCCATGTTCTCGCAGACATTTCGTAGACCTTGTTGTCGATCTCGTAAAAGATTTTGCCACCAGCCATGGTCATGCCGTAGGTGGGAGAGTCGAAATCCTTATCCTGCACCTTGCGCTGTGGGATTCTTGTGTCTTCATTAAGTTCAACACTTGCAATAATGTCACTTAGCCTGTTTTTGCTGATTCCTCCATTATCCCTAATGGCCTGGGCAAACGCCTTGGCTTCTGTAAGGTTTAGGCCAAAGGCATCCGCAGCCATACCGGCAAACTTCTGTGGCGATCCATGACCAGCCATAGACAACCCGGTAAACATCGACACCAGGTTATCTTTAGCCTTTTTGTATTCTTGCAACGTGTGCTTTGCTGTTCTGTTCATCAGTCCAGCAGGCTTAATCCCATTGCGAGTAACTGCGTTAGCTGCACCTGCCGTAAGCTGCCCAGCAAACTCGTTCGGGTCAAGGCTAAACCGACCCACATGACGATAGTCACGAAGTTTTGCTGGGTTGCCTTCAGCAATGACGCGGTATGGCACTGATGTCCAATACTGTTGTGTAGCTGAGTCCTCTATATCAAAGATTTCAGACTCAACTTGATCTGGGTCTTCAACAAGTTGTTGTTCAGAAATGGCATCAATGGCTTTTGTTAGCGTTGCCATTTTGCCGCGTGTCATGCCATGGAACTCTAGCCTATTACCTTCTATGCGAACATCGCCGTAAACTTCCATTGCGTATTGTTTAGGCAACTCTCGGCTGTTGTCTTGCAGAAGGTCAATTTCTCTCTGTCCGAACCCCTGTCTCTCTAACTCTGCGAGGAATGTTTCATCTAGTGTTGCACCCAGACTTACAACACCCATTAGCTCTGATGCGTTAATAACGCCTTCTTCAGAATCCTGTTCTAGTGCATACAGTCTATCTGACACTCGTGACATATCTATTGGTGAATTCTCAATCACCGTTTCAATGTCTTCCATTGCGTTTCGTGCAATTTTGTCCAAGGCAAGCATGTCGTGGTTCATTGGCCCCACATCGCCATCTGCGTCAGTCACATTGCCATCACTGTCTGCGAAAAACTCACCACTCAAACTCAACCTAGATGTGGGTTCGTTTGGTTTAGGAGTCCGTAGCTCTTCGTTTGTAGGAGCCTTTACGAATCCAAGCCCAGTTTCATCTGGCGCAGCGCGTCTATTAGTACCGCTTTCGTCTAGGGCTTCCATGAACTCAGTCACGGACATATGTTCAGCACCACCTGGTCCTGACGAGGGATACTTAGTTTCGCGTTCAGCCTTGAGTGTGTCGAGAGCATCGCCAACAAGTGTTGCCAGTCTTTGTTTCTGCAACACATTCATATTGCCGTCTTCGGCTTTGATCATAAACGATTCTGGAAGTGCCAAAACTCCCTTGGAGAACTTCTTGCCATCCTTAGCTCGTTTGAATCCAAGGCGGCCCATAACTTTGGCAAATGCCCCAGCCATGCCTGTGAAGTCAGCATCTGACGAGTTTGTTTCGAGAACTTCAATCAGACCATCTTTCTCTGCAAGGACTTCAGCAACAATTTCAGCCATAAGTGATGGTGCTTCTTCCATCAGCTTCTTGTGGCTAATCTTGGCGTTTTTGTTCTTAGCGTATGCCTTGCTGTAGTTTGAGTTGTATTGCAGCAGTTTCTGGCGGATCAAAGAAGGGTCGTGTCTCACCAGATCCCGCACAAGCCTGTTCCACGCTCCAGGGTTTCTAATTTCGAGGTCATGAAGTGCCTCGTGGTAAAAAACCTTGATAAGAGCGTCATTCTCCGTCAGGGCGGAATTGATGGCAATTACACCGGGGATATTAGACTCGTGGAACCCACGGAACCCGCGTCGGACACCACGGTAATAGACCACCGTAATGCCATATTCCTTTGCCTTGTCTGAGACCTTCTTTTGAGCGTCTGTGAGGGGCTGTGAGCCGTCGTCTACGAAGACCTCCACATTACTGGTGTCTTCGCCTGCCTCCTCTAGCCGTTGCCTTAGAGACGATTCTAGGGCGTTTGACGAGACATTGGTTCTTTCAACGCTCTGGTTGGGGAAAGTAGCCGTTTCTTCAGCCAATGTGGCTTCTTTGGCTGGCTGTGCCTGCGTAGACTCAGGAGTGCGGCGAACCTCCTGGTCTACCAGGTTATTCCATATTGCCTTGGCTTCGTCTATGTCTGACTTCGACGGCGGCGTGGGGCTTGCTTCAGCAAAGATTCCTGTGGCAAGCGGCCTGTCTTGGAGAAAGAACATCTGTGCCATGAGCTGGGCATCTCTGATCTTACCGGATTGCATACCTCCGATAAGCACCGAGAGAATTCTTCTTGCCTCTTCTTCTCCGTAGATTTCGACAAGTCGGCTGACTGCTGCGTTGACGTTGGCTTGTTCATCTTGGGATTGCTCAAGTGCTTCACCTTCTCTAATTGTGTCTTCTTGAACCTGCTTGCGTGCTTCTGCGCGTTCAGTCTTGCCGTCATCAACAATCTTGTCTTCTTTTGCTTCCTTTGCCTTCTTAGCTTCTTGCAGTTTGCCCCTGGTTTTAGCAACTTCATCTGGAGTTCCGCCTAGAAACGGCACTACTGGCTTTCTTCCTACTTCGCCTCGCCTGCGAAGTTCAACAACTCTCTCTACAACTGCCTCTGCAACTACACCGTCAGGCAAAAGACCTTGTGATTGCATATAGGCTACTACGGCTTCTGGTGTAGTAGCCTCACTAGCCACTAGATCAGTACCAGCTATCCTATTTGCTTCAGAAATTGAATTGTCAATGTCTTGACGCTGTGATGTTCGTAGTTCGACTCCTTGTCTTTCTGGAGTACCACGCACCGTTTCAGGCGTGGCTTGCCTTGCGCGGTCGAGCTGCCCTTGCCTCTCAGACAACGCCTTCTGCAACCTAGCCCTAGCCTGTTTTGAAGAACCAATCTTGCCTATGCCGTTTTCGCGCAAAATTTTGTTCAACTCACTTCTGCTAACACCTTCTCCAGTCGCGTCTAGCAGTGCAATTTCTGCTGCTAGTTCAGGGTGTTGGTTGATGAGTTCATCTATAGCTTGTTCAAACTGCTGATCTGTAGAGGACGAAGTAAGTGCGTTGGCAACCGCCTTTGCTCCTGACTTTCGCTTATTCGCAATTAGAGCCTCGCCGTTTTCTTTTCCTAGCATCAAAGCCACAAGCGTTGTGTTGTCGATGTTACCCGTGTCTCGACCTCGAATCTGAAGTTCAACAACTGCCATTAGTGGTGTAACACGGATTCTATCTCCGTCTTCACCGACGAAAACCTGCTCGTCGGCACCAAACTCTGATTCGATAGCTCTCCACAAATCCAAGTCTGACAATTTACCAAAGTCAGAGCGACGTTCTTCGACTGTAGCTCTTTGCTTAGATTCTTCTCTAGATTGCACTTCGGCTTCAAACAAAGACTTCTGAATGAAGTAAGCTCGTTTGTCGATAGCTTCCTGCTGCTCTGGCGACCTACTTTGTCCAGATGGTTGCATTCCCTTGATTACAACACCAGCGGGACCGCCTAGCAGCGCACCCGCAGCAGCAGCTCTGTACAGCTTGTACATGTAGCCTTCGTTGAGGAACCCAATCTGCTGAAGCCGTTCATCATCATCACGAATAGAAGCAATGCTTGCAATCGCTGCGTCAGTCAAAGCGGTTTCTGCCGCTTCTTGAAAACCTTCAGCTCCTGCACCCAGCATGAAGTTTCTCATTACTCTACCTGGCAAGGTAGTGGCAGCAAGGCCGCGAGCTGCTTTGCTGGTAAAGAAAAACCCACCATCAATTTTAGATGTCAGAGCAGTTGATGCGCCAGCAGAAAGAGCTTCGCCGAGCATCACGGGGAACGCTTCAGTGGGGGACATTCCTCTGTTGACCACGTACTCGTTGTAACTGTCTGAGTATTGCGTTCCGAATGTTTGTGCGCCAGAGAATCCAGCAAATGCTCTGCTCATTCTTTTGGCTGTTTGTTTTGCTGTGTACTTAGCTGCTGAACCGGCTACGCCTCTAACAATAGCACTGCTGCCCCCTGTGGCAATTGCGAGGCCAATGTCCACGATAAATCTAGGGGAAGCCCTAAGTGCATCGATGACTGCGTTGTCAGGAAGTGGGCCATAGTCCATTCCTGTTTGTTGATCGATGTTGACTTGATAAGTTGCAATTTTTGCAGACTCAACCACCTGCATTCCGTAATCCATCATTGAAGAAGCAACAGAGTTTTCCCCGAAAACTTTTTCGCCAAATGTGCCTGCGGCTTGAATGTATCCGCCCACTTCTTCGCCTGTGCTATAAAAGCCCTGCAACAGTGCGCTGCCAACAATGTCCGCGTAACCGCGTTCAACTTCAGGTGCTTCTGGCGTTGGAGCCAGGCCCATAGCCTCTCTTTTCTTAGGGTCTGCAAAAGTTCCCATTCTCTTGTATGGGTCTCTGTTGTAATGCCTAGCAATTGCAGAAGTATATTCGCCATCAGTAAGAGTTCTGGGCTTAGGCTTCGACACACCCATGCGTTCTCTGAGCGCACTTCTCTGCACCATTTCTTGTGGCGCGATTGGCCGCATGGATTCTGTTTCAGCAGACAATCCACGCGCAACCTGGTCTTCGTTTTCGTATAGACGGCCAAAGTCAGCAGACTTTTGTTCAAAATCTTGTTGTCTGAATTTAAACTCTGGGTCTAGAACCAAATCGTCGTCAGGTGCATCCATGCCCTCGTTTGCAAGACGCATCGCAGCACTTCTAGCTTTGTCTTTTTCTGATTCGAGTTCTTGTGGCGTGGGCAATGTCCCGGCTACGATTCCTTTGTCCTCGTTTCCAAACTTTGTAGAAAGCATGTCGAGAATGTTGTCATCGTTATTGAAAGCGGTCATCGGTTGTCAATACCCTATTATTGGTTGTAAAGATCGGTTTCTGTCAAATATCCCAGTCGCCTGAGCATGTTCTTTGAGACTTCGGTCAATCGTGAAAGGCCAGCATTGTTGTTTGGGAAATCATTAGGGAAAGCGTCTCTAATAACTTGGGCGACTTCAAACACAGCGGTATCGTATATCTTTCGGTTGCCTTGAGTTTCTTGCCCAGGCCTTCTAATAATTTCCTCAGTAACGTCTTCAAGCCTCTGCTTATCAAGAACTACTTGCTTACCTTGGTAAAAGAAAGGCAATCCAAGAGCCGTGTTTACAACCTGTTCTACTGAATCGATTTCTACGTTTCCATCAGGCCGCACTCGAACTGGTTGTGGGTTGAATACCCCAGGTGTTCGTTGCAAAGTGACCTCAGACCTGTTGCCAAAATTACGAGGTTGCGTGTAGGCGTTTTTAACTGCTTCTTGTTGTGTTCGACCAGATACGTCGTTCAAAATACGCTGCTGCTCAGTCCTAGAAGCAATTGATTCTCTATATATCTGATTCACACGGGGGCGTATGTATTCTTCTCTCAAAGAAGCAGCACTGGGTGGTGCGCCTGTACGGCGGTTTTTCCGGGTGTCTTGTCTGTCTAGTATTTCTCGTAGACGAGCTACCTGTGGGTCGTCAGATGGCTCTGCCATTTGCGGCAACTTGCCATCCTGAATATTAGACCTTTGCATGATTGCCAAAGAATCTTCATCTCCAACAATCTCTCTTTGCTCTAACCATGCAGCAAAACCTGGGTCTTTGTCCAGCACAGGAGAAACATTGGGGTCTACCTGTTCACCTGTTTCTTCTAGGTAGCTCTTAGCAAGTCTTGTGTAATCTTCTCTTCTTTGGGAAAGACCAGATGCACCAGTTTGTTCAGACACAATAGTTTTGTATGCTGACTCAAAATCAGATTCTGCTTGCTCAATAGCTTGAATTTGCAAAGTTTCTTCATTTAGAGCGTCTGTGCCAAAATCTTTTCTGCCACCAGTCGCGGCGACGCGACGCTGATCTTCTTTAGGCTTCGGCTTAACAGGGTTTTGTACTTCTTCTAAGTTCCCAGAAGTCACATAAGGAACTCCAAGAGAACGAGCCAATTCAACCTGTGACCTGTCATTCAACACGGCTACAGGTGTAACTGACCCTTTGTGTAGTATTGCAGGGAAAGCAACGCCCTGTGAAACAATTACAGGCATTCCTTCTGGTGTTTGTGTCAAAGAAAACGGTAACTCAAACTGTTCCATCCGGGAAATAATTTGCGGAATCTGTTGCGGTTGGATTTCTGCAATTGACTCTGGAAGTGTTCTTTGCCCTTGTGGTTGAGGGACTAGCTCGCCACTTCTAATTCGACCAGCTCTTTCGCGTGTGTTTTTTCGCGATTGAATTCCTTGCATGGCTCGTTGCATGTATTGATCATCAGAAAGAACGCGCGAAAAATCATTTCTTTCATCTTGCGCTCTGAGTTTTTGCGCCTCTGAAATAATTTGATCTAACTCTAACTCATCTTCAGCACTACTCTTTCTAGACTTAGTAGCTTGTGCCTTAAAAACATCACCTTGGGTTTTAAGAACTCTTTTAGCAACGCCCCCATAATGACGACGAGCTTGCTGCAAAGCTTTGTTGTATTGCGTGTCCCCACCAGGTCCAGAAGGGAAGTTGCTTCTGTCAAGATCGAGCGCAGCGTTGGCTTTATTAAGCTCTTCATACAGAGGGTTGTCCATGCCAGAACTAATTGCAATAGCCGCTAGACCGCTTACATCTTCCCTAAAACGCGGGCTTGCCATTGCAGCCTCGCCATACTCAGACCCACTCCTCTGTGCGTTATAAGCAGGCGTATAAGAACCAGGCGCGTTAGGATTTTCCGTTGCTCCAATTCGTGCGGTCTTACCGCTACCAGTTGGGTCTACTAAATTGTAAGAAGCACGACCTGTGTCACTGACTTGAACGTCCGGCGCAGCAGTTTCCGGTATGCCTTCTTGCCTTCTACGACGCGCTTCGTTGCGCTCGTTCATCCTACGGCGCGGTTCGCTAAGAAATTGTGTTTCTTGAACGGTGCCAGGCTCTAGCTCTTGCTGCGCATCAAGGTCTATTCCAGCAGCTCTAGCCTCAGTTCTTTGCCAGTGTTCCCAGTCATCTTCAGCAGCTCTACCATGAGTTCGCATGAAGTAATTATCATCTTCATAGTCAGCTCTGCTCTCAGTTCTGAGACGGTACTCCGCATCTTCAGCGTTTTCTGCTGGAGGACTGCCGGGTTGTATCCGGGCTTGTCCCTGATCTCTCAAACTTTGTTGCTGTAATTCAACCTGTCGATCACGTTCTAGAAGTTCAGCTTCGAGTTGTTCAGGAGATTTTCTTACAGGAGTCTGTGTTGTTCCTTGCTCTTGACCGCCATCAAATACGTTCTCCCCAAACTGCCCAGTAGAAAGTTGATCGTTGGCAATTATTGGGTCTACCCCGCCAGCACGATCTTGTTGCATCTGCCGAATAGAGTCCAGCCGTGTTTGAGACAAAGGCAGACCTGTATCAAGGTCTAGCCCTTGATCCAGTCTTCTGTGTTGTTCTGCTATTTGCTCGTCGCTTAAAGCGTATTGACCTGGCTGATATCCACTAATTGGTGTGGTTTGCTGCGCTCTTGCAAGTCTTTCTCTGTTACGTGCAAGGATAGGGTTGCCCATGTCCCCTGCTTCATTTAGAAAATCAACAGCTTGTGCGCCAAGTCTTACACCAGGCATAAAATTAAACGTGTTAAATGCTTCTTGGCCTAGTTCGCCTGCGCTTTGTACAGACTGTGGGTCAACACCTACGTTTAAAATTCCACCTAACGGTGATTGAGCAGCAACTTCTGTGAGACCAGAACCAATATTGCTAAGGAGTTCCTTGCCACCTGGTGCTGCTCCAAGGCCGCGCATACTGCCGCGTTGGATTCTACGTTCTTCTTCTGGTGTGTACTGAGCCATCTTTACTCAATCAGGTAATGTATGTGCCGTCTGCGAGGGTTGTTGAACCGCCAGTGGGTAACAATGCGTTAAATCCAGAGTTGCCAAAGTATTTATCAAAAAACAGGTTTAGCTTGCCTGTGTAATTGTTGGTAAATGACAAATCAAACCTATCGTCAATTCTGTAATCAGTGTCGCCTCTAACTATGCCAACACTGGGTCCGCCGGTGTAGAGCTGAACAGGCTTAAACAAAACAAGCTCATCAATAATCAAGCTTCTATCTGCCTGCAAAGCTGTCGTAAACTCAATCGCAACCCTAGTGTCTGCAACCAAGGTGTTTGATCCTATGTTGATTTCACCACTCAACAAAGTGTAAGTGCTGTTTTGGTTGCTAGAACTAAAGTCCTTAGTAATTGCAGTGCCTGAGATTGCAGAAGACGTGCCATTGAATAGAGATATCGACAGCACGCCTGAAGTAATTGTCGTAGTGTGCGCCTTGATACGGCAAGCAAAAATGTAGGGGCAGTTGGCTTGCAGCTTCGCTTGGCTACCTGCAGAGTTGTTAAGCCTTTGTGTGACCCTATGCTTTCTGCTGTTGTTTCCATTGAATTGCAGTGTGTAATCACCTCGACTACCAAACGTAGTTGTGCTTCTTGTGTAATCGACACCTAAAGCACCTCCCTCGCCACCTGCGTCAGAAGAAAGAGCTGTGCCTCCGTTGTTGCCCAAGGTCCACAAACTGCAAGCTGTAGTACTAGACCAATCGTTGAAGTTGCTGTTGACTAAGGCATTTGTACCTGGACCTTTGCCATAGCCAGCTCTGCCAGCAGAAGTCACGCGAACAGCCTTTTTGGTTCCACTTCCACCAGGCCATTTCTTGTCTTGCCTAGAGTAGCTTTTTTCGCCTACAACACTGAAATGCTCTGCCCCTCCAATAGTTCCAAGATGCAAGTCTTGCATACAATTGAATCTAAGTGTTTCTGCTCTTATGGATTGGTGAGGCTGAGAGGCAGCGCCTGATTGATATGAGGGTCTTGTAGTAGAAACAAGAACAGTTCCGGTTCCAACGTTGTCTCGTGCAGTTGTTGAGCCTGCGCCTGAAACTACACTTCCAGCACTAACAGTGCTTGCGGCAAGTTTATATGCGCTCGCGTGGTTGATCATGTCATCTCGTAGAAGACCAATTGCCTCTTCTGGCCTAGTAACTTCTTTGCCTAGTCCGTCTCTAACAGAGCCAATAACAATGTTTTGCGCTGTCTTTCTAACCAGGCCGTCAAGTGAACCAAAAATTGACGAATTGATCTGGTCCTTAGCAGACGAGATATCAGAGATTTGCCAAGCATCAAACGGCCCGGACGGGTGAGCATGTGCGTCTCCACCAGTAGTTGCCGTGTACTCGCCATACAAGTCTTCGATCTCTTCTTTTAGAGTGTCCTTGAATGTATCGGTAACTTCAGAAATCTTGAACAGCTTGCCAATTCTGGTAAAAAGCCCATTAACGCCTGTGTATGTAATTGCCATTTTAATCGTCCACGATTAGGAATATAGAGCAAGCTACGCCGCTGGCAATAGCAAGTATTTTTTGATCTGGGTTCAGTGTGATTGTGCTGTTGTTAAGCTCAAAAAGCGCAGACCCTTTTGCGGGAATTTCAACAGACCAAATAGTATGAAGGTTTGATACTGCTTTGACTGTATTGACCTGGACTGAAACTTTTACAAACGATGCCGTCGAAGCATCAGTGTTCGAGAGACCTATAGCTCTTATAGAACCACCGTCGTAATACACTTCAGTGGGGTCTGCTGCTGTCGTGGAGACTGTTGATTGGCTAGTTATCCTTGCCATAACCAAACTTTCTGTTGAGCTTTTCCTGTCTCTGTTTACATGACTTGCACTGCTTTATGCCTAGCTTGTGGGTGATTTTGGCAATAGTATCACCAAGACCCCTAGACTTCATCGGCTTTTTTGCTGCCTGGCATTTAGAGCATCCTGGATTTGTTTTGTTTTGAGATGCCTTCGCCTTTGCCTCGGCCTTAGCCTGTCTGTCGGCAAATTCTTGCCTGGCTTCTAGCTCTGACCTAATCATAAGCTGGGTGTAATCAGACTTGGGCCAAAAGTCTTCGGCAACCCCCTTGCGAAGTTCAATCTTTTCGCATTTGGAGCAATCCCTCCAAACAGGAGTCGATCCAAAAAGGCCAAGAGAGCAGGTGCGTGGCAAATCGTCTGTCTGCACAATATCGGAACTGTGTGCGCAGTTTGAATAGACAACTTCGTACTGGTAGCTGAGACTCAAAGATGCGCATGATTGGTGTGCTGTGGCTCTGTCTTGCATGTGGTCACCTATGCAGTTGGGCATTTGAAGGTAAAGACTTTGGGGCTTAGTTCCATACAAGAAGCTCCTTGTAGCTGAGGTGCGTCTTCCGTGAAGATGCCTCCACTCAAGTTTACAGCGTATCCACCTCTTGCGTTAATGTCGTAAAGTTCGGACTTCTCTTCGGCAGACAGCCCTTCATCTCGGCATTTAGGTATGGCCGTTGATTTTCCTATTTGGATAAACTTGATTTCATCATTGGTCCGAATTGTGTAATACAGAAATCTCCCGGTAGAACCGCATCCAGAAAAAAGTGCGCTACACGCACAAAACGAACCGCAGCCATCAGACCCTTCAGTTTTGCCGCAAGGGCAAGTAGCCTCTACTTCGTAAAATGCAGTGCCTGGGCAATTAATGATTGGTTGGTTATTTGCATCTAGTTCATAGGTAGTTGCTTCGTAACCTATGAATCTCATGTCTTCCCAAACGAATTCGCCGTTTTCATCTGCAACTCCCCTAGGAATAAGATTAGATATTCCGTATATACTGCAATCACCAGCAGGAATATCTTGACAAGGCACACCATCATCTGTGCTTCCGATGATTACATCAGGGCCGTTGTCGTTTGGGTAGTCTTCAATAAGTTCTGGTTCACACGTACTTAGCGATCCGAATCCGCCTATGCTGTATTTTGTGCTTCTAGATACAACGTGGGTTGATTGCAGCGTTTGCCATGTTTCTTTGTAACTGGGACCATTCCCTACCCCGAAAGCGCAACGGCAATCTTGTTCACATCCTGCTCCAGATAACGCGCTATTTAGGTAAACGCACTCAGTTTGATTGCAATCACTACAACCTGCTCCGCATGGGCCATTGCACGGCATTTCCCATGAATATTCACATGGATCTATTTGTGATTGAGGGCAACATGGGTGTACAGATGGGGCAGGTTCCAATGCCTTTTGGAAGAACCCCTTGCGTGTGTTTCCAAGCGATGTAACTGTAGCTAATGGCCCTGGTATATCTTCGCACACATCTTCAACAAAATCCCACTGCTCTCTAATGCATTGCCCAGACTGGCCAATTTTCCTGCAAGTGTATTGAGGAATATCTACTTTGCAGTTTGGTCGTATTTCATATTCACAAGCCCAACCTGGCTGTGCAGTAGCAACCCAGAATATGTACTTCTCTGAATAGCCTTCTGAAAAACAACTTGGGCAATCACCACTACATTCAATGCACGCTTCACACAAATTGCAGTCACCGCACTCTGTGCAAACTTGCCACTCACCATTCGGCCCTTCGTACACAGAATTAAAAAAAAGCGTCCACCAGTTTTGAATCATCAATAGCCACCAGGTGTGTTTTTTCTTTGGAGCTGACTTGGCAGAATCTTAGAAAAAATCTTACTTGACATGGTTCTGTGTTTTTCAATCCGCTCTTCTTGTTGAGCAGCTTCGGAAGCAAAGCCTTGTGTGTCACAGGCTGCGCATATTGAGTTTGGTACACAGAAATAATACTCGTCACTACCAGTGTGCTTAGACATCATTACAACTACACCTGCAGCAATTGGTTGGACAAATATTGCAATAGGTGCGCCCGCAGGAGTTGAGTTTTCAATACAACTCCTAGTTAATCCAGGTGGGAAAAAGTCGTTTGTAAGACCTACTTCCATTGTGTTGTACGCTTCTCCAGCAACGCCCCCGTTAAGTGCATCAGAAGAAGTTGGACCTTCAACTTCAGCAAACTGATACGGGCCGCCAATTGAACCGTCAGTTATTACGGCTGGAAAGACTGCCGATGGCGACGACCCTCCGCCTCCTGAAACATCCATGTACAACGAATCTAATACTGGCTTGTATCTCATAAGAGACACAACATCTTTAGCCATGCCCGCTACGAAATCCCTGTACTCGCGGGACAGAGGGTTTTTCTGGGGAATGTTGTCAGAAGTAAACCCCATTAAGACAGCCCCAAATCAGCTAGATTCCAAGTAGCACTGTTAGTTGGTTGAATGTTCTCCCATACTTCCTCTTCTTGATACTTTTGAGTTTCGTTATTTTCTTCATCAGTCACAGGCACAAAAACAGTTTCTTTAAAACCACCCCCGCCCCTAGCTGTGAATTCATAAAACCCCTTGAACTTAAAAGTTTGGCCGTTGCTCGATGTAGTTGTGCCAAATTCATCCATTTGTACACCATCGAACCTAACGGTATAGGGGTTGAACTCTTTGCCTCCAAGAGTCACATTTACCTTATTCAAACCGCCAACTTTGAGAATTGTCGTGTTTGAAACTGGGCTTGCAGTTGTTGCAAATGGAATTTGAATTTTGACCTGGGGGACCATTTCTGTTCTTGCGTACTGCTCAACGCCACCTACAATCCCGCCGTTAAGCGCGGCATCCGGAACCAAAACAAGCTGTTCGACTCCATCGTCACTTATTTCTTTTGCTCTGTAGTAACTCTTCCTTGCAAACATCTCTGCGCGGAACTGAACTGCTACAGTTGTGCCAGCGCCCCCACCCTGAACACCTGGGATAACAAAATACTGCAAAGTAACTAGGTATCTTTGGTCACCCATAACTTGGACATCGATTGTTTGGAGAGGGAGAGAGTTGTTGTCTGGGTGCACAATCTCGTAAGTAGTTAGCTGAGTACCAGGAACCTCAGGATCCACCCATAGCGGCCCAATCAAAGTTGAATAGTTTCCTTCACTACTAACGCCATCTAACGCAGTTAGCTCTGCAATAACTGTGTTAGCTGTTGGGCCGTCGCTATTAACATCTTCAATGTAGGTTGCAGTGCTTTTAACAATCAACTTCCTCGTTGCTCGCATACGGGTAATATCCCACCGTGAATGTTGATACGAGGTTCCAATTACGTTGTTATGTATGATTGTTGTAGTCATAGTGGGTAGTAATAAGTAGCAGTAACCAGCCAAAGTTGGGCAGCATCATTTTGCGTTCGCTTACCAACCTTTTGAATAGAAATTTCCTGCAAGGGCAAATGCCCGTTTGCGTGTACTGTTTGTGGGTGCAAATCAAAAGAAGACGCGTCGTCTATTGCTGCTGTAACCGCAGATATAACGTTGGTTTTATCAGGCGTGTTGACACCATCTACAAGAAACCTGCGAACAGCACGCTCTCTTTTGTAATTCCCAGAGCTTGCCGTAAACCCTGTGTAGCTAGACCCAGGAAGGTCGTATGCAAGAATAGAAATTGCCATGTCTACTCCAAGGTTCTAGAAAGCAAGGACGAAATTGCACTAAGTTCAGCTAAGGTTTGCTTCATGGTCTGATCCAATTCAGCAAGTTTTGATTCAACACCTGTCATGTCAACTTTTTCTTCAGCCATATTCTATCCATTCATAAAGCTTCATTGGCTTCTTCAACAGGGTTTGTTTTCCCAGTGTACTTTTCAGAAACTCTGCCAGACACTGTAATTCCCACTGTTGGTTTTTCAAGATTCCAGTCTATGACTAAGGATTCTGGAACAACTCGTATGAATAAACGGGTTGCCTTGGTAGTTGCTGTTGACAAATTCTCGTCCCCGCCAACACCAACAAGAAAACCGACATCGATATATTCAGTGGTCTCTAGGTTGGCAAGTCCTATTGCAAGTGAATTAGGAACTTCGCCTTGTAGAATCATTCTGCCTTTAACGTAAGACAGATTTTTCATTTTCGTTTCTACTTCTAGGTTGCCAGCAAGGTTTCCATCGTATTCACCAGTAATGTCCATAACATCCGTGTTGAATTCAAAACGAACAGCCGTTGGTGCAATCTTAAAAACCGTACCGTTGTAGCCGAGTGTAGCATCAGAGAAAATATATTCCTCTTCGCTACTTACAGACCCAGCGTTGGGCCGTAACCCAATATGTGGAAACTTTGACCTGCCTGGCATAAATTAACTCACAGGCCACCATCAAGGCATTGGACGTAGAACCAATTAGGAGCAGCAGCGGATGCGCCAATGTTGATGTAAAGGCGAGCTACCTGATCAGTTGCTGCGTCTGTTCGCAAATACAAACCACCGGGTCCAATTTGAAGGGAGCCGTCAGTAGCCGGGGTTCCATCTCCCGTAGTGATAAATGGTCCGCCAAATGACGTACCAAGCTGTGCATTTCCAAGTCCTGCAAGAGCGTTATGTCCTGACATTTTTCAATCCTTAACTGGGGAATTTAGTCCCACTGCTGTTTGTGTAGTAGATACTACTTCTGTCGGTTTTGCGTCCATATGACATTACCCGATCCGACCTATCGGTATTAACGCCAAAGTATTCTGTTCGGTGCATGGCACGGTCATCTAAAACCGCTGCCTTGAGCTGTGACTCATACATCTTCTGAAACCGACCTTGGTTAGGGCTATCTGCGTAGTTTTCTGCCAATGCAAGTGCGCCGTTGATTACGATCCCCTCGTACTTGTCGGGAATGCCATTCGTCGCAGTGTCTTTGTTGTATTTATACCGCATCGTGTAGTTTTTGTCTGGCAACGGGAAGAACAGAAACCTGTCCTTGGTATCGTCGTATGCGACGTACTCTGGCGTATCCAAAAGAACAGGCTCGCCAGCGTACAAATCACGCAATGCGCCAAGGTTAATTACCTCAACGTGGTTGTATCCAGAGTTCACCTGATGCGTCATGAACCCATCAACGCCGCCAAACCCACTGCCAGCAGCGTGCATCACATGGTAGAAAGTGAACGACACGCCAGTGCCGGTCTCAGCAACCGTGATCGATGTGTCAGCCAGAGTCACACTGAATCCCGAAGACCCTGTTGCGTTGACACTGGTAGGTATGTGGTATCCATCAGCAGCACCAAGTCCGCTGATCTTTACCATCGTAGTTACTTGGTCATCTGCTGTTCCATCTGTTGCAGAGCCATTCCCATTGTCATGGTTGTGAACCCACTGCGGAAAGTTAGCAGGTGTTGTCAAACCAAGTGTAACCACGCCATTGGTGACTGATGGAGCAACTTCGCTGGTAGGGTCGTTGTCGAAAAGCGTCGATGCAGCGTGTGAGAATGTTTCAGGATCGTTCAACACAACCACACCAGTCTCACTGAGCCATGACCATCTATGCGAAGATGAATCACCTTGGAGTGGTGTAGGAATTAGAAAGTTGTCAATGGCTCGTTGTGCAAGGCTGAGTGTGAAAGCACCAGTTGAACCGCCGGGTGCAGCGTGACCGTAGCCAAGATAGTAAGCAATTTCTTTTTCGACATCATCTTTATCTACAGTCATTGCTTTTTCCTGTTTGTCCTTCTGCTAACAACGCGAAGGTTTTTCCTGCGATTGTCTTTGGGATTTCCATTTTTGTGATCCACTTCGCGTCCGTCACCCTTGCGCACTCTGCCAGCCTTTTCCATTTTCTTCCTGGCAGAGTTACGACTTGCCCTAGCTTTCTTTTGTGCTGGTGTTCCGCCATATTGCGCGTACTCGCGTTTGTAATTTCGTTTTCGTTTTGCCATGTTAGATCAAGTTGACAACGAAGTTTGGTTTCGATTTCGTCCAATTGAATTTGTTGTGAGTAATCAAAATCATTTGCCAACGTCCAACTCCAGCAAGTTGGACAAAACCACCTTCGCCAGTATTAACGTCACCAGAATTAGACCCGCCACCAGACCCAGTTGTAGCAAGCCGTGGTTGTGAATCAATATCCTGCAAAGTCATTGCTGCAAGAGTTCCTGCTTGAAACATTCCAGCGGTGTCTGGGTCACTAAAATCTTGGTTGTTTTCTTGATCTGATCGCACTCCAGTAAGAAGAGTTCCATCTGGACGATTTATTTGCGTTAGCGCTGCAACAGTGTCTCTGTTACCTCTGACCAGTTGTTGGCCTCCAAGCCTCACGGTAAGAAGTTTGTTGTTTGCCCAGTGTGTGCTGTCAAGTTCACCAAAACCCATTACCCCCCAAAACCACACTATTGGTCCTTGGGCAGCGGTAGCACTTCCCCTGTCGAAAGCATCTGCTTGTAGGCACTTGAGCATCAAGTTATCTTTGCCACCGGGATAAACGCGAGCAGTCTTGTTTTCCGCTTCGCTTGCATCAATTTCTTCGTGAGTATACCAACCACCTGGATTTCCCCAAGTGTCAGAGCCATCACTGCTGACTAGATTTGTATCTAGTAGAAAACGTGCGCCTACACCATTAGCCATAGATCACCTCAATAGAACAGTGCGTACAAAGCATTACCTGTGGTTTCAGTTTGGGTGTCACCCCTGTCGAAACTCAAAGCAATCTGTTGAAATACATCGATGCCGGGAGCAATTGCAAGCCCAATATTCGTATCAGGAATTTGAATGTTGGCAAGATCAGGTGGTGTTGTGTTCATCGCTGGAAGCATGGCAAAAACAGAGTTCTTCACATCTGCTCCTGTGCCACATCCCGTATGAGATGACATAACAGTGCCGCCCGGTGTAGTGAAAACACCCGTTGTCGATGCTGCGTCTGCTTCTCCGTCAGTCGTTGTCGAAGCGGTGACCGTGCCAAGTTTGTAGAAAAACTTTGGTTCTGTGCTGTAGCTTGTTTGAGATTGCTCCCCAAACCCAACGACTCCATAGATTTCAATGAAAGCTGAGTCCGTGCCACTTCCAGAATCAGTGCTACCAGCGTTCATGAGCGGCTTAACCATAATTGCAGAAGCGTTGCCAGCATCGATAATTACCAGTTTGTTTGCAGCGATATCAGCATCTTGCGTTGCCTGTGTTACCACACTACCTGTGCCGCCATAAGCATTAGTGCCACCACTAACCATGCCGGTTGTGTGTGCAAAATTAAGTCCAGTAATAAAACCCATTAGGGTCGCTTCCTTCCCTTAGCCCGCGAGACACCCTTGCGAACATTTTTGACACCACCACGAATTGCAGCCTTTTTCTTCGCTTTTTTTGTAGCGCCAGACCTTTTAATCGCTTTTTCTCTACCCATGGCTTACTTCTTCTTTCTCATTCCAGCCTTCTTCTTTAGAAACGCTGGCATTTTCTTCTTAACAGGAGCCTTCTTCTTCATCGTCTTCTTCTTACCGCGCATTTTCGTTCCTTTCCGAAACGTACTTTTTGAATTGAGAAGTACAGTTGTCGTAGTACCCTTTGTTATCGAGCATTTCGCTTGCTTCCTTTAGATCGGACAGACGCTGGATAAACACCATGGCGTATTCCTCGTCAATTAGATGAGGCCAGTCATGCAGCTCCCCGTCGGGCTGCCCAGATTCTATTCCATTACCCGGCACAAACTCCATGGCAACGAGGTCTTTTGTTTTGTATCTGGCGTTTTCAATTTTGCAAACCCAGCTCAATGTGTTGAAATACACTTTTTCTTTGATGATATGGATATGAAGTTGATGGGATTCATTCCAAATAGCCATGTATTTGTTGATCTCACTTGGTTTTCCAAATGTTATCCTGACAGACTTATCTCTCAATGCTTTCTTCGCGAACGGGCAAGATGGCAAGCCATTGAAAAAAGAACTGGGCTTGCTAAGTACATGATCAGTCCAAAGTAAAAGCTCTTTTTTAACCCTGTGTTTCCACAGGATTTTTTTCAACAACTGCAATCCCATTTTCTGAGAGCCTTATTGATTCTGCTTTTGGGATCCCTAGCCGTCTTCGCGCTGGTCAGTTTTGACTTCATCCCGCACATCCTAGAGCAGAATGACTTCCGGCGACCTGCGGCTTTCTTACTGGTCTTGGCCTTCTTGGCGCTGACTGGAGCTTTCAGAGTTCCTTTTTTGTAGCTGCGTCGGCCCTTAGCGTTCAGGCCACCACTGGGGTTTTTACCTGCTTTTCTCTGCCACGCTGGCGACTTTTTCTTTGCCATGCTACTTCCTCTTTTTGCTCTGAGACCTTTTTAGTGCCTTGTTTGTCGGCGCACCTTTAGAACCCGGTTTCCGCATTTTTTCGCCAGAACCGGCAGCAATTCGTTTCTTTTTAGCTCTGATGTTATGCCAAAGACCTTTACTCATTATTCGTCCTCCTCATCATCATCGTCATCTACGTCAATGATCATTAGACGGTCCATGGCGATGTCGAACAACACCCCAGAGACCTGCCATTTGTCTAGTTCAAATTCAGTCATCCAGTAGTTTACATGCTTCTGGAGTTCCATTTTCATCTTTTCGGCGGGGCTAATCACTGTGGCATCCTTATCAATTCAGCGTCCCAGCATTTACCGTTGAGCCTGGATGGCCTATCCCACACGCATTCTACAACGATAATCGAAGCGCCCCACATGCTTGTGTCTTTTCTTTTTGCGTAGTTTGGCTTCAGGGGGCCACATGTGCCTACATTCGCATACCAGAATGGGAGTGGGACTTTCTTTGTCCTCATGGCCTGGGTTGGAGGAACTGGCCTGTGAGTATGACCTCTGACTGTTAAGCCAAAAGGAATCCATCCAGCGCACTGCATCATCTGTAAACCCTCAAGCTCGTCACTAGCCAAACCAGCGTCAAAGCCGTGATAAAACAAGCATTGTCCTACTTTGTAAATGCCTTTTCGTGATTTTTCATACGGAACCCAATGCCATTGCTCGAACTCATTGCCAAATTCAGGGTGATTGCGCCAATCTACTAGGTTTCTTAAAGACCTGGGTATTCGGCGTGGGTCGGGAGCAAGGATGTTGTCATCGTGGTTGCCTGTGCAAATCCACCTGTTACAGCCGCTTGGCAAGACATCGCGTATAGATTTAAGTAGGTTCGCACCATGTTCATACTCATCATCAAGTGTGTGTGTGTCCTCGTTTGGGTGAACAGATGCCGCACTAGACTCGAAAACATCCCCGAGATGACCAAAATGAGTCAAGTCAGGGATGTTGGCAAGTGTGTCAAGGAGCCACGAATGGGTCTCTGGTGGCGTGAACGGAGAATGAGTGCAAGATATTGCAGCTATTTTTGCTGTCCTGCGGTCTTTCATCCAGTCTGCCGCCTCTGCTTACTTGCTACATCGTTCAGTACACTTGCAAACTCTTTCCATGTCTTTTCTCAAAGACCTGACAAGCGTGTAGTAAACCAAAACCCAAGCAACCAGCGGTGCCGCCGTTGTCTCGGCAAATTGAATGAGGGTAGAAGGTTCCATTTGTTAGCTCCCGAGTACTTTTCTAACCAGTGCCATGAATTGGTCTTTGAACACAACTCCACTGAGGAAGCTAAGTGTTGCCAGAGTGAGGATAAGAATAATATCGGTCATGTTGCTTTCCTTTCTTTAAGGATCTGTTTGATAACTTTGTAAGTCCAGGCTGCTGAGATGCAGCCTGTGAAAACCACTAAAGGGTAGAACAGGTAGTCATCATACTTTGCCACCATGTAGTTGAGTACGGTGAGAATCAGGCCGCCGATAACTGGATACCATCCACGCGCACCCCTAGTCACAACAAGGAGAGCCATGCCAGCCAGGAGACATAAGCCACCGATAACACTTAAAACCGTGAGAGGCTGTGACTTTGCCACATCACTAGCTACTGACAAGGCAGTGTCACTGCCCGTCGGTGTGAGTGTGATGGTCCGGCATCCCGAGATCATGAGAAAGCTCAGAATTGTCATTGCAATTTTGATCATGGTCAGATTCGCTTTCTTTGTCAGTTAGCGAGTTTGTGCTTCGAGTCGCTCTAGTCTGTCTTTGAGATCAGCAATGTTTTCATTGTGCTTGGAGTCGTTTGCCTCGGACAAGACCTGTGACTTCACAAGGTCTTGGGATATCGAACTCAGTTGAGTGATCTGCATACCGTGGAAGGTAATCTCTTGATCACGCCTACCCATTGTCAGAAACACTCCTGCGGCTGCGGCTGTAATGACTATTGTTTGAACTGCCGCCCACATGTTCTGGGAATTACTCTTGCCATGATCCATTACTTTTTCGCCACTCTGATTGGTTACGGTTTCAGTGAAGACGCACCGACCCCTAGCACTATGTTCCTTATCGGAAAAACTCATAAGAAACATTACCCATTATGGACTAGCGGAGAAGGCAGTGTGTCGGTACGCCGACCTTCCCAATGGGTCACAATCGGCGTACAGAGCCAGCCGCTGGCTGCTTGAATGCCCCTAAAGACTAGCCCCATCAAGCAGGGGGTGGCAACCTGGCCTATGTCGCGTCTGACGCGACTATGAAAACCACCGCTTACCCTCTCGGATAAGCGATGGCCTGCAAACTGGAAAAACTCATTGACTCGTTTCCACTGTCATGTGAACCCGTGTAATTTTATCTTCTGACTTCCTTTGTGTGACGCTCAAATTCTTGATGTGGGCCTCAGTGTCATCAGCGATCAGGCACAGTGCTTCCTTCTTGGACCTAGGGCTTGGCTCTCTGATCACATCTAGCAGCAACTTGCAGCCTCCGTACAAGTTGTCAGGGTCCATGGCTCGTTTGCGGTAGCCGTACTCTCTGACAATCGTTATGTCTACAGGGCAAGTGAAGGGGACAACCGTTTCACCGTTAATACACATTAAATTGAACAGTTTATTGTGTTCCTTCATCCGAGTACGAAAGTGCATCCGCATCATCTTGTTTGGGCTAATCAAGTCATACTCTGGCAATGTGCATTTCCAAATCATCCTTTGATCAGCTCCAAAAAGTCTTTTCTAGTCGCGCCTTGTTGCACAAACTCTCTTGCGTCTTTTGCAGGCGGGATAACAACTGTAACACTCTTGCAAACTTCTTTCAAACTGAACTCTAGCCGCTCTGCACCGTCCATGCCTGGCCCATCGAAGTCTGCGACTATTGCAACATGTCTGCCCTTTGCATATTCCTTGATCAAGTCAGAGCCACTGTTGCAAGAGGGGCGACCTATCGCATCGAATTCTAAGTCAAGCAACACGCCAGTGTCAGTCGGACCCTCGCATATCATCAACCCAGCTTTCCCTTCCATTCCAGAAGGTATAAACAACCCTTGCTTCGACCCCTTTAATGCCCACTTCTTACCCTCAACATTTCTCATTCGTACACCAAGAAGCCTATTGCCTGTTCTTTGCATCGGAAAAGAGTACGCTCCTTGTTGAGACGAATACCCAACATGCAATCTCTTTAGCGACTTCTCGCTTATGTCCAACATTTCAGAGAGATCAGTTAGTTTCCCTGGATTAATCGCCTTGCACATCTTCCTTGCAAGTATTGCCAAAACCTCGTTGTGTTCAGGAAGCTGCTTCTTTTCAGGCTTACTTAGCTCTTTCTTCCAATCATCAGTCTCTTTCAAGATATGAAGATATCCAGAGCCTTCAATGTACTTCTTGCTGCCCTGCTCAACTCTTGGGCAAATAGCAGCCGATCCATCTGTACTGATCGAACACCAGTCAGTCTTCTTGCAAATTTGACAAGGGTTCTGTTGGCTAACTCTTTTCCAGGTCACACGCGCCTCCAATTGTTTTTAGCCAAACGATCAATCGTGTCTGATGCTTCTTTAAAACCCATGTCAGTCCTGTACCCAAACTTCTTAAGTAGCTTGGCTTGTTTAAAAGTACATTTATCTCTCCTCATTCTGTTGATCAGCTCACCATGGAGAACGGTTTGCTGATGATCATTCAAAGACTTTGTATCTATACCGCTTCTATCTAACATGGATCTTTGCCTAGTCGAAAGAACCTTGTCAGTCTTTTTAAGTATGCGGTGCGCACCAATATTGAGAATATCAAACGGGTCGTTCTTCTTCTGAGAAAACTCCGCCTTCGCGGTGACGTTGTATTTGTCACCCCTGCTCGTGATGGTATTGATTTGCTCTTCCTCTTCTTCTTTGCTCGCTTTTTCCATCAAAGCAATAAGATCAAGAGGTGTCTTGCTTTCTTGTGCCAACCTAGCAGCTCTGTCGGATACATTTTCCGGGTACTTACCACTCAAAATATCAGCAGAGGTAACAAGCCTATGCTTCGTGGCATTACCTACAAAGTCTATAATCTCCACATTAGGCTTCGCACTGGCAGCAATTGCGCGTGTCCTGTCATGCGCGTTTGCCAAACCATCTACGGTATTGGGTAGAACCCTAGTCCCTCTGCCAGCCATCTGTGTGTACAAGGCGCGTGACATTGTTGGCCTGGCTATTGCAACCACGCCTATTTCGGGATCATCAAACCCCTCTGTAGCTATGCCTACGTTGCACAAAAACTGGTAGTCGCCGTTCTTGTACCTTCGTATCAGCTCCCGTCTTTCATCCTTCGGTGTCTTCCCGTGGATGAAAGCGGCCCTCTTGCCATGACGGTTGATGATCGCGCAGAGATCGTGCGCTTGGCTAAGGGTGGTTGCAAATATGAGGGTCTTTCTGTCTCCTGCAATGTCGATCGTTGGCGAAGCAATGCCATGCAAGTTCGACTCAAGTTCCACAACCTTTGCAAGATCGCCTTGATTGAAATCGCCCGCTGTTTTTCTGACGTGGCTAAAGTCAAGTGACTCGACCACAACTTGGTTTGACACGATTGGCACAAGCCAGCCGTCACTGATTGCCTGGTATATTTCATAGTTGTACGCGACATCCTCGAAGACAGCTCCCAGTGCGAGCTTGTCTGCCCTATCTGGTGTTGCACTGACACCACACACCTTCAGGTTTTTGTTTTGCCTGAAGTGATTAATTGTTTCAATGTAAGAACTGGCAACACTGTGGTGTGCTTCGTCAATAATGACGAGAGAGAAGTCGTGCGGAGAAAACTTATTTCTCCTTCGGCTGTTCCCCCACTTAGCGTTTAGTGTTTGCACACTAGCAACAACGCATTTATTTTGAAACAATCCGCCACCGATTGACTCATTAGACTTCAACTCAGCCATCTCAATGGCTGGTCTAAAGCCACACACATTTTCAATCTTGCTTGCAGCTTGGTAAATCAATTCCTCGCGGTGCGCGATAACAATTGATCGACCAGGATTATTCTTAACTAGCTGTGAGAATACAACGGTTTTTCCAGTTCCCGTGGGCATGACTAGCAGAGTCGTGCCCACCTTTTCCAGAGAAGAGTTGCAGCCTTTGACTGCATCTTCCTGGTAGGGTCGCAGCTTCATCTTATTCCTCTTTCTTTTTAAACACCTCGTCTATTGCTTCTCGAATCAATCCCCTGTCGTCACTGTCCACCTCAAGAACAGACATTGAGTAGATGTCTGAAATGAACTCAGAAACCACCTCTCGTCTTTCTGAAGTTGCAGCAATTTCATTGGCCCACGAGACAAGCATCTGCCACAGGATTTCACCAGTAAGCTCTCCTGCCTCTGTAGTTGTGAACTCTTTTTCATCCCTCTGCCACTTATGCCACAGAGCAAAACCACACATTACGGTAGTCATGGGAAATCGTTCAGTAATATCGCCATCAGAAGGGCGATCAATATCTTTGTCGGTCATAGATACGCTCACACTCACTCCCTCTCTTCGGAGTAAGCCTTGTAACGCTCTTCATTAAGAAAGCCTGTATTCAGGCACTTCTCACAGCCCACCCCTCCACAAAAGGGACAGACGGCAAACGGTTTTGAGAACTTCATACTGTTTTTTAAGTTCTGCAAATCTGCGTTTACATGACTCATATCGATCCAAACCCCAGCAGGGGTAAGGCTCAATACTTTAATTTGGTTATACAAAGCAATCATTGTTTGAACGACATCAGTGAAACCTGCCTGAGCGTCAACCAGGGGGTCACCAGTTTCTTCTGGTACTGGGATGGCCTTCTTTTCTTCCACCCGCTGAATTTCTTGCTCAATACTTCTGCCATCCTTGATGGCCTTAACAGCCCTTCGGACGTGCCTGCTGCTCGGTTCGTTGGTAGCGGCAATCTGCTTTGCGCCATCCCACGCTTCTTCCCACTGCTCTTTAGGAAGAGCAATGATTTCAGACGCGACAGAAGGATTGGTCACTGGTATCACAGAGGCGACCTGCGGTGTCTTCATGAGCTTGTAAGCCCACTGCTTACCGTAGCCCAACTCATCCTCGACATACTGGATGAACCCTACGTGTCCCCCTTCTTCCCAAAGCTCTTCATCCCTAACCGTAATCAGGGTGTTTGCCATCAATACCCAGTTATCCCTGACGTTCTGCTCGGCCTTCTGTATTGTTTCTGTCGCTTCGATGAGCGTCGAAACCTTTTGCATCGCTTCCATGCTTTTTCCTTTCGGTTGGGTCAACCCCAGGGATTTTCTTCCCAAGGGTCAGCTTCTTTCTCTGGTTTTTTCTGTACATCAACGACTTCCATACTTGGGTCAACTTCTAGGCCCGTAATGGCGTTGTCGAAAGAGACACCCTCCTTCATCCAATCGTCGATCATTTCGTTTACTTTCACAAATTCCTCATGTGAGGCACTGCCGTCCGTAGCAATGCCTTCACAAGTGAGGAGCATCTTCGCTTTGGCGTAAGCGTCTTTCCGCTCACACGCACACCAAAGCATGACCTTGTACACCATGGCCGCCTTTGGGTCTTCTTGGTCATCAGCCTGGATCTGCGGTGTTTCTCTCTGTGCGGCCACGGCGCGTGGCTTATCGTCAGGGATCTCTGATTCACCATGCTCGTGAACGTACACAGGGGCGCTACCGAGAGCATCTGGACAGTGCTCTCGATAACCCGAGGAGATGGCTCTTGCGAACAACATGGCCTTAGGCCACTTTCGCCAATTATCTCCTCGCAACCCTGCATCAGCGGCATCTTGCATCGTGAAGGTCGTGGACCCGATCTCCTCGCGCTTGCCGCCACCCACCGAATAAAACGTGATGGTACATTCTTCTTTAGTTGTGACCGCACGGTAATCGTACTTACCACTAGCTTTGATCGCACTACTCATGGTGTTGCTCGCAAGAACGCACTTGCCCTTGATGATGTGCAGGCCACTCATACTGTCGTAATCAGTCAGGCCAAGCCCTCGTCCGACGATCAACTTTGCAGCGGCAGTCGCTACACTCTTTGCATCAGGAAACATACCTGATTGTACGAAAACCTCTGCAACTTGCATCGGGTTCATGTCCTGGTTTGCAGGGACGATATTCATTCTTGGTTCTCCAGTAGTTCCACGGTGTCACCGCGTGTGCAGAATTCTCTCGTATCACAGATTGTGCATCGTACAGGTTCAGGTGACTTTGGAAAGTAACCTGCCCTCATGACCTGCACCCTTTCGACAATATCACTCTTAATTGTTTTGATTGCTTCGACCTTGAGGTTCACATCTTTAAGAATGCTGCTTATAGGTCTTTCGTCGCCCTTCATGTAGACAACTGGGTCTCCATTCAAATCCTTCACTGTGGTTTTTCTTTTGAAAGGTGAAAGGTAGGGGAGATGGCACCAAAGCATCTGCGCAGGTTCTTTGAATTCTTCCCACACGTCGAACGCAGGTTCGGTCATGATTGAACCCTCTAGGGCGCACAGCCAGTACATTGCAAATTGGTAGTTGCGAGACAAGTAAGCCCTAGTCGGTACTTCTGCGCGGTACTTCCAATCAATTATTAGCAGCTTGCCTTTTCCATACCCGAACACATCATCGGTATCTCTCAGCATCAAATCTACGTGAGACGCGAATTTGATATCGTCGATTTGTGTGCGGCAAGGAAGCTCCGTTCCAATTACCTCACACTTGCGAAAAAGAGGCATGAACCGCTCGACGTATTTCTCACAGACAAGAGAGACATCAGCCTGTATCTGGTCCTTGTTCCGTTCCACAGATTCAGATGGCTGCCTGCCCTCAGACTCAAGCTCGGCTACCAGGTTGTTCCATATAAGTTCCTCATGATCGACTGGAAGAGCATCATACTCATGAATGTATTCAAGCCACTTGCCGACCAGCAAACCCCTGAACAGTGCAGTTGGCGCAACTGGTTCAGCTTTCTGCTGGTGCCTTAGCAGAACCTTACGCAAGCATGGCTCGGTCAGATCGCTCGTATGAATGTCACCGAGCAGCGTCAAGGGCAATGATTCGTTTGCACCACTTGACTCTGTGTTTGATTGCTTTTTCTGCGGCATCACTGAGTAGCTCCATGGTTTCTTCGTGCGGATTGTCGTGCTTGCCCTTGAGATACCTGCAAATGTAGGACTTGTGCAAACCACTTCCCTTGGCAAGTTCGTCCAAACTGATCCCGTAAATTTCTCGATGGCTGTTGATCTGTTTCCTGTGACTGGAAACCTTTTTTCGTTCGCTCATTTTTCATTCCACTTCTCCAGTTGCGTTGAGGTTGAGGAAATCGCGTGATTGGCACCAGGTATGCGCGAACCCACCTGCTGAAAGGATTACTGAGTTGCTGCGGATCTCAAGACCAAGAGAAGCTCTTCAGGCGACTCAGCGTTCTTGATGTTTGTTTCAATCACAGCGTCATCATCATAGCAATCTGAATTGATACCGATAGCGACATTCTTCATCTCCGCAAAAAATTCATCATGTGAGGTCGGCTCTTTCTTGCTGTCGTATGTCAGCTTGGTCAACCTCGCAAGGGGGTGTTCGTCACCGAAGAACTCAACCCACTCGGATGCGGCGGTTCGATCAATCTTATTCAAGAGCGTTCCAATATCTTGGATTGAACGCGCCCATGCCTCTGCGTTCATAAACGCACCTTGATGACCTTCGGCTGCTTTCACCAGCAACTCAGAAGAAGATTGGTCCTCTTCGATACCACAATCTCGCAACGCAAGCGCGAGCGTTGCTTCTTTGATCTTTTCCAGGCAATCAACCAGTACGGTAAGAATTGCAGGGTGACTCGGTACTCCCAAAGTGAACTCGATATGTTTAGCAACATACTCGGGGTTGTTTGGGCCTATGTTTTTAGGGTATTCGCTCATTACTTCTCCAGTTAAATGTCAGGGTGATCGTCTTCAACGCGATCCATTTCATGATGATCCAATCCATACTCCTCAACAGCAGCGAGGAGGTATGAAACATTGGTTGAATTTGCTTTGAAGTCTCGCTCCAGCCACTTCTGCAAACCAACGTGGGCGGTTTCTTCAATTTGATTATCGCAAATTGTTATGTCGTGAACCTTCAGAACCTGAATGTCATCGACATCCACATGGCTGTAGCACACGTAATTTCCATCATGCTCAACGTGTACCTCAAGGGTTACTTCAACATCGAGGTCGAAAACAATCTGAACCTCACCGTCTTCGCACGATTCTCCGATGACGACATCCAGCCGATTGATCGTTTGACTGTAAAACTCTGAACCGTCTCTCATGGTTTTTCTCCAGTCGTTAGGTTAATCGCAGTTGATTCCGGTGTCAAGGCCAGATGACCCCATTGATGAGACATTGCTTGTGCAATTCCAGGGAATGTCATGCTTCGCAGTTTCCACCTATCCTCGGTGGGGGGGAGCTTCCAGATGCGCCCCTCCCTGCCCTCGACGACATCGGTCGGTTCAAGCAGGGGTAGGTTCTTGAGCCAAAGGCAGGTCTTCTTCGTTTCCCCGTGCCCGAACATCCACGGTTGAATGATCTGATCGGGTTTCCTGATCGCACTTGATATCACTGATACAGGGTTCTCAAGTGCAATCCGTTCAATCGGTGCATCGAGGAGCATCTGCACAAAGTCGAGAGCGACCTGCTGCCGCCCGTCTGCACGTTTCTCAGGAAACCACCTCGCACCACTAACAGCGAGATCAGTACAGGGCGGATGAGCGATCATGAGATCCCACCTGTCATCGATCACATCGCGGATATCACCTTTATGGTGAGGTCCAGGGGATTCGGTGGGCAGTAGGTCGCAACTCATCGCATCGCATCCCTGTGCAATGAACGCATCGCGCACCGTGCCGCTGAACTCACAAGCAACTAAAACCCTCATAATGCCACCTCCTCATTGATGACCTTCAGCATACAATCCAGGCAAAGGATCTTTCCGTCATGCAAAGTTGCTTCTTCGTTTCGCCCCATTACGTGTTCGCATTCATCACATATGTGCATTAGTTTTTCCTCCATCTGCTTTATCGAAACAGAAGTAGCGCGTTGTTCTTCGCTTGCCCTTGTAGTAATTGAATGCGTTCTTCCCCATATGCAGCATGAATCGCTCCATCGCAACCATCACCGCAAGCATCTCGAAGCATCTTCCCGCGCTGAATTGCTCTGCTCCAGGGATTCCGCGCTGGATCAGTTCTTTGCGCAGGTCGGCATCATCGAAGTCTGGATTAATGTCATAGAGCAGGGTGCCGTACAGGTCTTGGAAAACGCACAACGGCAGATGTTGCCATTTCTCGTGGATATTGTCAGGGTATATCACCTGATGCAGGTAGCCATTACTGCTTCCCCACGCACTTTGAATTAGTGTTGGTTCGCTCTGATCTTTGGTCATTTCTTCGAGGATCGGGTTCATGGTTTGGCCTTTCAGTGCCTGATGTCGTCGAGATCGACAACGTATTTGATTGCGGGTGAGTCTTCTTCGGACACGATTGCGGTGTGATTCACACGGTCCAGGCGATGGACGATCCATCCGAATTCCCACGATTGAGCTTCGTCGTTCCAGATTGCGCATTCATCGTGCATCGATGGTCACCCTTGCTACTTCACGGTGTGAAAAGTCAGATTCAGGAAACTTCTCGATTGTGAAAACCCTGTTCCACAATTCTTCGCACCAGTAACCGTGGCCCAGCACGACTTGCTTCGAGCCGTGGCCCTCGTCCTTCAGTTCTTTGAGTTGCTTAATCATCCGGTTCACGGTGAGTCGTTGGTTCGTCATGGTCAGTTCCTTTCAGAAAACTGTTCTAAGTATGGTAGTCGCGTCGCCGCGACATGTCAACTCACATTGACAATAAAAAGAAAAAAACTGCGGGCTTGAAGAGGTGGGTAGTTTTCCATGGTCGGCACGAGATCGATCTGCCTCCTACGCTCTCTTCATTAGCAGCTCCGTCGAGCCGCGCCCACAGCCTCATGAATGCCTGGTCCAGGTGGATGATAGGACGGCTCATCGGCGTTCCTCATATGTTCCGAAGTCTAGAATCCGTCCTTCGTCGTCGCGCCATGTCACGCCGTCATCATCGCGGTAGAACTTGACAGCCACGTGCCCGCCGCGCCACAGTCCCGCGTACACGGTGACTTCTCCAGGCGAATGCCAAGACGCGTCATCTACCCAAAGTTGCGCGTCTACTCCCTCGACTTCGAGGACTACGCCAGCCGCGCCTAAACGCGGGCCGGTCAAGGCCGCGCTGATGTGATCGAATGGTTTTTCGGTGGTGGTCGTCATGATGTCACCTCTGTTTTGAAAGTGTAAGGGCAGGAAATGAAGGGGGCGTGTTTCGGGTACTCATGCGAGAGCCTGCGAGTGAGCCAGAAATCTAAGGCGTTTCGCCATTTGATTTGAGATTCAGACTCGCCCTTGCGGTGTGCAATCCACATCCATGAACGGTTTTTCGCTCTGATTTGGGCGAGATTAGAACGGTCGATTGACTGAGCAAATTGAATTGCGGTGGTGGTGAATTTTTCAACGGTCATGATGCTCATCCCTTCAGTGATGGCGGTTGATTACAGGTTCATTCCGGTTGGTTCGTCCGAATGCGCTACCAGGGCTTCCGCAAGGGCATCCTCGAATACTTCGCTCGGGACGCGCTCCGATGCGGGTACGCCGATCGCGCTCATATGCTTGCCGGTCGTCGCGCCCCAGTCGTTTTCGCGGACTACGGTTTCGTCGTCGAACGTGAAACCGATCACCGTTTCATATGAATAGTAGAGAATCAGGCCGGTTCCCATTTCCAGGCGAATGGCGTTCTCATACTTGGTTCGGTTGCAGTAGCAGGAAATATGGGGGATTGAAGGTCGCATGGTCTTCCTTTAAAAAAAGTTTAATTTGTGAACGTGTAGTCTAGCAGGTGCGGGGATGGTGTCAACCCCTATTGACGAGAAAAAAGAAAAAAAGATTTAGCCTGGTCCAGGCCGATGACAGGACGGGGTCAAGTCGCGCTTTTTAGATACACTTCCTTGATGATCGCCGTGTAAGCTTTATTGAGTCGGTCCTGTTCGCGCCAGCAGGCTGTTCTCGGGTTGTTCGGCCAGCAAGTACCATCATCGAATCGTGACACGATCCGGTTATCGTCGCGTGTGTCGATGATGACGTAATGCTTTTCAGGTATCACTTCGCCCGTGCTTGTTTTCCATCCTGAATCGCTGCCCGGTGTTTCGATTGTCAAACTTTGGTATCTCATTTTT